ACGATATTCCAAAAGCCAATTGGGTTGGGCGTTCTGATTTTGTATCCAATGCAAATGTGGACGTATATCAGACCCTATCACAATGCCATGAGACAATTGGCATATCATACCAATTACTTCTTCTGGGTATCTGGCGTTGTCCTGAAAATCCACACCCAATTCGGTATAATTATAATCTATCCTACCAGCAGATGTGTCAATCTGTTGCCCCGTGAAAGGAAAACGAATATCGTCCCATTGTGGTGACTCATATTCTGGTTCTCCAAGATCACCAGATGGACTAGATAATACGTCTGGACAACCTATTGTTCTAGTGTCCACCACGCATCACCTCACCCCGTATTTGCCCATATCCTAGCTATCGCGTTAGCATCATCGGCTCTGATATACATCTTCGTTGCGTGGACATTCTTCTCGGAAACCGTCTCTTGACCAGCTCCGTTCGGAGGCGCAGCATTACCTATGCTGTAAATCCTACCGTGAACCTTCTTGACATCGCCCGTGGAAAATGAGTACTCCAGAAACGTCTGTGCAATATCTAGCTTGATTATGATAGACTCTGGAATGAATGTAAGACCAGTATCTTCGTCCACGAATATAATCTCAAGCCATTCGCCAGTTTCGCTATCTGGAATGCCACCTTCGACACTCCGAGTGTCCACGAAACATCTCATCTTCCTCGTGACTGTCATTTATCTCACCTGAGCAATATGATCTTCTTCAGTTTGATGTCCTTCTTGAGCTTCCGAGTCAACTTTCCAGAATAGGTCTTGACATCGCTCCGCTTCTTCAGAACCAAACCAACAGACATATCTCCAGCGTAAGTCCTGATATTAGAACCCGCCTTGCATTTGAATGTTACCAGAGTTCCAACTGGAATCCTCTCTACTGCAACATTCCTTGTGATCTTGATGTATTTCTTCGGAACAGGCTTCGGCTTTGGAGCGACCACTGGTGTTTTCACGACAGGTTCAGGTTCATCCTCGACTACAGGCTCTTCCACGACTGGCTCATTCTCTACCACGGGCTCCTCATCGGGTTCGTCCTCTGGTTCTGGAATATTATCGTCTTCGGATTCATCCTCTTCCTCATCCTCGTAGAACCTCTCGGTCACGGATGTAATGTCGTCATAACACTCATCACAAAGGATAACCCCATCTCCCCTATCCAGACCGATCTCGCCGCATTCTGTACATCGAACGGCCTCTTCTTCATCGGCAGTCTCTATGATAGCGACAATCTCCTTCTCTGTCAGATCATCGTACTCAACGTATTCCTCGATGAGTCCCCGTTCCTGTGCTTCGTCCCATGCCTTTCTCTTATTTGAAACCATGTTCCATCACCTTTAAAATAGAAAAGATTGGAGCATGGACGAACCATGCCCCAACAAAGGATGACAAGCTAATTAGTAGCCAGTTCCGCTGATGACATAGCCACCCTCGGCATCCAGAACCTTCGTCTTGAAGAGAAGGGTCATGATGACCTCAGTGACCTGCCGTCTTGGATTCCTGTCAGTCTCGGTCTGCATGTTCTTGTTGGAGAACACGGCATACCGGCTCTTATCCATAATAAGAACCCTACCGTCAACATCGAACATGGTCTCATTATCGCCAGCCAAGTCCTTCTGGACCACGTTGTCGATAATGATAGGCTCTGCTCTCAGGATAGTCCTGATGAACTCCTCTGGAGTCCTCGCAGAGTTCCTGACCCATATCATATCCGTGAATCTACCAAGAGTGGCAGAGTTCATGAGGATCACGATATCGTCATATCCGAGCTGTCGAAGCGCAGTGATACCAGTCTCGACCTCATTCCTGACAGCCGCATCGGTAGCACCAGCCCAAGCCGCAGCAGCGGGAACCGGAGTAACCGCGCCGAAAAGCTCAGTCAGGCCCATAGCATCAATGGCCTTGTTGAAAGCCTTGGATGCCTTGCCCTTCTGCGACCACGCATCGAGATTCATTCCACTGTCGTCAAGAGCCTCATCGAAGATCGCAAGAGGAACCTGCCACTTGTCCAGACGGATAGTAGCTTCCTCAATGATCTCTGGCCTCTGCTCCGGCCCCTCGCCGCCCTGTGCTACGAGCTGTGCCCGAAGCTCAGTATAGGCGTGGAGGGTCATTTCCCTTCCATACTGATCTGGAATGGTGAAACTCGGCAAGAGGTTCGTGATGATAGACTTCTCGTTAACTTCCCTCAGCACATCGGTCATCATTGGACCGAGAGCTTCCTGAGCCCGTATAAGTAGCGCACCGCTATCGACGATGACACCAAAATCTGCCCTAGGTTCGTTAGCCATTTATATCACCTCAATTACTTAATACCCAGCCTGATAAAGATGGCATTCTCATCATCGTCAGACCTTACAGGCATTTCGACATAGCCGATAAGTTCATCGGCATCGTCCGCATTCGTCCAGAGGGCCACAGTGCCAGGTGTGTTCACGCCAATCTTGACTGGATCGTCCTTGGCGAGAGACACTACACCAGATTCCTCTTCGTCATCACTGTCAGGGTATGCCCTGACAATGCCCTCGTGCTGGGCCGCAACGTAGCCATTCTCGTCAGGGGAATCCTGTGCGATGCCCCAGAACTTCTCGCCATCCTCGGCAACCTTGCAATACCAAGCTTCCGTGATAGCTTCCTGGTCGTTCCCGCCCTGCGTAGTCCTAGAAAGACAATACCCCTCGACGATATCGTTATCGTCCGTGGTGATCTGCTTCCCAGTCGTAGCCTTTCCAACTTCGTGAGTTCCCATTTATCTCACCTACTTGATCGCCCAACCCTCTTCTGGCTCGTAGCCAGAGAGAGGCTTTTTGAAGGACTTCTTTTCCTTCTTGTTATCTTTATTCTCTTCCTCTTCATCGGATGCATCAGTAACAACGCCAGATTCTTCGAAACTGACACCCTTATCTTCTGCAACCGCCTCAAAGAGCTTTGCCTGATCGGGGTTCATGGTCTTGAACAAGTTCAACAGAGCTTCCTTCTTGGCTGGTGTGTACTTACCAAGCCTGATAAGCTCATCTACCCTCTTCTCGACATCTGCATACTTGATCTGGTCCTCAAGCTCTGCCTGTTTCCGCAGTGCTTCGTCCCTCTCAAGCTTCATCTGCTCGAATCTCTGCTTGAACTCCAGTGCTTCCTCTTCGAGCTTTTGGACCTTCAGAGAGATTGTCTCTTCCTCGGGTTCCTCATCATCAGAATGCTCTTCCGTATCTTCGGAATCACTATCGTCAGAATCGTCCTCGTCAGAATCGTCATCTTCATCGGAATCATCATCCTCATCAGAATCCTCTTCCTCGGTGTCCCCTTCGTCTGATTCCTCGTCACCAGAAGATTCATCATCTTCGGGTTCGTCTCCCTCATCCAGTGCTTCAGTGTCCTCATCGGACTCTTCATCACCAACAGAAGCCTCTTCGGAATCCTGCTCATCCTCCACATCGGCCACCGTGGATTCCTCGGAGTGGGCCTGTGTGTCGGGCTCCTCAGTGGAATCCAGTGCGGATTCCGCTTCACTTTTCTTCTTGTCGTTTAGTTCTTCATCCATGGGAGTTTCCTCCGTGATGATTTCATTGTACTCATCAGAATCGTACCATTCTACGATCTCGTCCACGGGATAGTCGTGCTCTTCAAGATATTCTTTGAATTCCAGAAGTAAATCCTTCTGTGTCGTAGAAATCTCGTCAAGATGTTTATTGAGATGCTTGAACACTTCTGGTCCAGCTATCTTTCCAGACCTTGCTCCCTTTGCCGCAGCAAGAGCATAGGCAAGTCCCTGGCGATGTAGATACATCTTCCCCCGTGTGGCCCAATGATGTGGATACTTGTAAGTTGACTTCTTCCCCTTCTCGGCAATCTCGAACACGAACGCCTCGAATGGCAATCGTGTCTTGTCGATATTGCCCCACGAAGGAGCCTCGCCACCATATATCTGTGAATTGTGATTATATTCCTTCTGGAATGTCTTGCAATCGTTGAGATACTGCAACTCCTCAAGCAACTCTGCCTCAAGAACCTGTGGATCGGAAAGCAGAGCCAAATGATTGCACTCCATCCATGTAACGTGATTCATGGCGTGGAGTTCGTCATAGAAATCCCGCCTATTCCTTATTACAGAGTCATAATAATAAGCTATGGAGAATAGCTTCTGCGTTCCTGCCTTGATGGAGTTGATGGCTTTTTCGTCCCAAATCTCTGCCTCGAACATCAGGGCCTCTCTCTCATCGGAATACCAAGACCTTGTAACAACACCAAGTGTTTCTGCAACAGATATCTCTTCCCACGGCCAATACCCATGACGATCAGCGATTGGCTTACCGACCAGAGATGTCTCTGGGTCTTTCAGCATTTCATTGAACGCGGTCTTTGATATGAAATGTCCCTCTGTCGGCATCTGTGTAACTGCCAGACCAGTGATCTTTGCTATCTGACCACCAGCACCATGCTTTGCAAAGTGCTTCGCAGACTTCGAACTTTCAAGGTCCATGAGTTTGCAACCATACTTGTCACAAACTAATGTAAAATAGCCAACGCCGTGGCCTGTCTGTGGGTCAACCTGAGGAATATCCGACATGAAAACGCCTCGTTAACGTTATAAAAACAAGAGAAGTTATATATAAAACCCATTGTTGGAAAATGATGTAGTATATAAACCTTTTTGAAAAGCTTTAATACTTGCAATCATTTAAATAACATAAAGATTATTCGTTCTGGAGATAGTCAAGTATCTCTTCCTGCCCAAATCCCTTTTGTGGATATGAATCTCCCCATGACCAATCTGGTTTGAAATCTTCGTCCAGAGTAGTTACTGGGACTAGTACCGATCTGCAATTGTGAACTACTACGGTCTTTGCAATGTAGCTTTCATCATCTTTGACAGATATATTATAAAGAAGTTTTTTCTTCCGAAGCTTCCATTGTTTTTTCTTTTCAACTACAACGTATTTGATAAAGATGTTATTTTTCTTCTTATCTATTGTCAAAACCGCGTCACCAACATTGATATCTCCAATCGATTTCCAACCATCTAATGTCAGCACCGGATGTTCTGGAGTGAATTCGATAGTCCTTCCGTTGGTCCAGAGTTTAACCATCTCTCCATCATACATTCTTGGGTTGTCTATGTGATGGAGACAAGTCACCGGGTTGTATCTTCCCCTGTGAGTCATCACCATATCTCCAACGGATATATCCTTAATTTTTACCCATCCATTATCTGTGAGAATCTTTGTATCTGGCCGATGTGTACATTGATGATGATTTGGGGGATTAATGAAATCTATCAATGGATCATCAATTGAAATGAACATGCCATGATGGTCCTCACAGAACACGGTAGTCCTGTCATCCAATATAGCGGAGTATCTAGCCCCGACAACGAAATCTTTGTTCTTGCGATAATAATCCAACCGAGATTGATTCACAACGTAACTGATAACAGTCCGAGCGTGTGTCTCTGCCTGTGCTCGTGTATAGGTTCCAGAAATCTCCAGAAGAGCATCATATATCTCTTTGTTCGTATCACCACGAGCCAGACCAGTCACGACACGATTGTTCATCTTCGCAACCATCGGATCGTAATAACTGTGATAACTCGACTTCGCCAATGCTCTTGTGTATTCCTCTAACAATCCCTCGTCCACTTCGCCAGAAGCCCCCAATCCTACTTCCAGAAACAAGTCTTGCAAGTAATCGTTTGTACCCATATAAGATACATAAACTGTACTACCTATCGCCTCTTCCGTGGGACCAGTATCAATATCAATATCATCAATGAGATTGTAATTGTCATCTGCCACGAACCTTTCTGTCTCGATAGCAGTTTTATATTGTTTCAAAATCTCTTTGGTGTGTTCGTCCAAGATGCCTTCGACTTCAGCCTGTGCGGTATCAAACATCTCCCCAACTAACCGAAAATCCTCTTCTATCACCAGATCGTCCTGAAACTTCTGGACGTTATGTTTCGCCATGCCTTCCGATTCTTCTTCTTCGGGCTCCTCCTCAACGACCTCCTCCTCTGCCTCTATAGCTTCCATATCAGGAGGAGGCAGACCGAGGAACGGACGAATCCACTTCTCCTTCGGGCTGATGACACCCTGCATAAGAAGCTTCTCAAGCATGTCGGTCAACATCTTTCTGTCCTTGGTGATGAGTGGCTGGAACACCAACTTTGGATAAGCGTCAACATTATCAAAATTAATATCGATCAAACGATTGATCTGGAGCTGGACTGCATCGGCCAACTCCTCTTGGACATCTTGTATCCTCCAACTGAACAGATCGAAGTGGGTATCCCCGAGTGCTCTGGCTCCCGTTTCTTCGATGCCCATAACAAGTGTCGGGACGAGCAACCCCCTCATAATCTGTTCATCGTGGTATTTGATGGCCCGTTCGTAGGTCATAATACCGTTGCCAGAAGATTCCATGACCTTTATCTCGTTACCCTGACAGGTAACGAAGTTGGTGTTCGGCCTAGATTTGTCAAGTGCTTCATTAAAGGAATCGATATCATCGTCGTCCTCAATGTACGCAACAAGCCAAGGTGTAGCATATCTCTCAAGAGCTATGCCCCAAAACTGTAGGTAATACTGTTTGGACCACCAATTTTTGTAAACGAACTTGAGTTCCGGCGTACCATACCAATTCCCAGCATCTTTCAGATGGGACCAAATAACCAATCTGTCCAAGTCTTTTCCAGAGAAGGTTACTTCGCCATCATGTGAATCTCTGTTCTGGATGACTTTTTCAAGATCACCATAATCAGAAATCCTGAAACAATTCTTCAGTGTGGTTTTAGGAAGAACTTTCCATTTCTTCATGTAGATATATCCGTCTTGTTCGTCTGGCTGTTCGTAGACGATCTCTGAAACGGTATATCCTGTTCCAAGAGCATTGTTAATCATTTCTTGGAATATTGGGTGAATGCCACCGATGTTGTTTGAACTTCGGTTAACTCTCTCAAACGCAGTGAACAGATATTTAATCATCTGATCTCCGAGTTCTTTGTCCTGGCCAGGATATTGAAATTCATATCCCTTCGCCAGAGCAGAGAGTGTGATGACTGCTAACGCCGCCCTCACTTGGGCATCTTCCATCATGCGGTCCCAAGTCTCTGGTCTTACCTTGGTCGGGTTGTAATCCATCCCATAAGCATAGCCCTGTCTAAAGGCATCTCGAACAACGGATTTTTCAGAATAAGCTATCGCTCTACGATGCTCTTCCTTGTTAGACTTGGAAACCACGAAATAAAAAGCATAGAAAGTGTTATATAAACCCTTCTACAGCCCAATACAGTAATATATAAACCTTTTTGAACAACAATAGCACAGAAAGTATATATATCATAATATTTCATTATATTTAAGGGGATGACTTATGTCTGTAGAATGGGAAAGAACTCAACAGAAAATAGCACAGGGCAGAAATATAACTAAGTGCGAGATGGAGGACTTAGTTAACAAAGTCAAAACTAGCAAAATTGCGTTTTCTAAATTTATGGCTGGTTTTGAATTGTCCGGAAAGCAAATAGATATGATGCATTACATGGACACATATCCACATACGATGGGAAACTTCAGTAGACAAACTGGAAAATCGACCACTCTCGCTCTGTGGGATGCTCACGAATTGTATTTCGGAAAGCCTAAGGACGGCACAGAACACTGGATCATATCGTATGGTCCAACACAGAGGAAAGCCAGTAGGATTTTCGACATCTTGTACAACAAGATCATCAAACCAAACCCAATATTGCGGGGTTTCATAGAATCCCATTCCAACAAAGGATATGTTCTATTAAACAACGGAAACAAATATGAGTCTCGAACAGCATCTCCGAACACGGAGGTTGAGGGAGATTCGCCTACCGTTATCCAGATAGACGAGAGCCAGGGAATCACAGACAAACAGTACTACGAAGGTATCTTGCCTTCTGGCTCCACCACATCCGCTCCAATCCACGAGATTTTCACGCCTGGTGGTCGTAACCATGCCTACAACACATGGATATCTGACAGTCCTTCGATAGCGAAGGTTATACAACCATGGACAGAATGTCCATTTATCGACAAAGCATACGTCATGAAAATGAAAGCAAACTCTCCACCAAAGAAATTCGCACAGGAATATGAGTGTCAATGGAATCTCGAAACTGGATACGCTTGGAACTATAATCAGATCAAAGCTGCGGCAATATTGCCTCACGAGAACCTGATGCCTATCAGAAACAAGACATATTATTCTGGTATCGATATCGGAAAATCGCCCGATAAGACCGTTCATTGGATATGCGAAAAGACGCGCAGAGGATTGAGGACAGTCTACGTGAACACACAAAAAGACGTTGACTATCCAGAGATCACTCCACAAATAGCGGCAGAATTAATAAGATACAAACCAGCAAGAGCATGTGTAGATTCCAACGGTCCTGGTGATCCGATCTTCGATTATCTATCGAAAGACATAGTAGAGAAAGACAGAACCATGAGGGGATGGGTTCGCAGAAGATTGGAATCTATCAAAATGAGCAATCAATTAAAAGGAGACATGGTTGGTGAAGTTGATTTGTTGCTCTCACAAAACATGCACACTTATATGGAATATCTGAAGGCCAGAGACAATAACGATATCGATAAGATATCTTATTTAATAGAAGAATCTTCATTGGGAATATTCAATTATGATGAGATAGTCACAGAAATGATATCTTATGTCAAGAACACTACGAAATCTGGGAACTCCGTATATTATGCAGAAGAAGGACAGCACGATGATTATCCTACTGCTCTGATGCTTTGTGTCCATGCTTATTACATGGACCGTGAGAAAATTGGTGGAGGAACTAAATGGGCGAGTGGTGGCACGAGTAAGTTAGGTGGAAAGATAGATAGACCATTCACTAGGGGAGAGAGAATGAAAGCATTCGATTACACATCTGGCTTATAGATTCTCAGTAATCTCAAGCGGGAACTGATATCTACAAGTTTCTTTCGTTCCGAGAACAGTATCTTGTATTATCAGAACACAATCATACATTCCAGCAGTGTTCAAATCAGATGCCCCGAAACTCATAATGACCTCACCATCTGCCAAAGGAACTTGGTTCAAACCAACGACAGTTATTGTCTTTGGTGATGATAGTTCCTGTGTCTCTGGTGTCGGTCCTACCTGTGTTGCCTTGAATGTCACTACTTTGTTCGTCAGGTCAATCGGGTCCGGAGAATGTGGAACGTCATGATCTATTCTGAGTAAATTAAATTGTATATCTACAATATCCCCTTTTGTCAATCTCATATCTGCACCTACCTTCGTAAGTCCTTCTTCCGTTAGAATGAAATCATATTCATTCTTACTGAACGTCATTTGTATTGGCCTCATCTTCATCCACAACCTTAACCCCAAGTTTATTAGACAAGAATGTCTCGAAATCTGTAGCAGTTTCTTTCTGATACGATCTCACATCGCCTATCATAGCCCGAACATGGAGCTTGAGCCTATCTGCAATATCTTTCTGAACAGCTCGTTCGGCTTTGAGGCTATCATAATGATATTTCTGTCCTTCCCCATTGTCGATAGTCTCCTCCAAAGTCTCTGCTCGTATCAACGATCTGGCATATTGTTCTACCATAACAAGATGGACCGATTCATTGTAAGCATTATCCCCGTACTGGTCCTTGATGAAACGGATAGTTTCATTGATTATTTTTTCATATCGCTTTTGTTTATCGGCATCGTTCTTGAAATGGATTCTCATTCTTTCACCTCAAACGCATGTCCACACGTTTTACATTTAACCCGCATCTTACCAGCCTTGGCACTTACTACATTCGGAACTAACGCACCAGACACGCTTCCGCAATTCGGACACTTATTCATTATCATCACCCAAACAATTGATTACCTCAAGATCGCGTTGGCATTTACTACAAATTTCGCCATTGTGATTACAGTATTGATCTAACCAACAATTGCAAATTTTGCAACGCTTCACTTCTTTTCAACTCCCAACGCTTTCAGTCTGCGTCTCTTCTTTGCTTTGGAATCGGTTATGACCCCGCGTCCTGCCCGTCTAGTCACTCACCTCATCTCCTTAAATAATTTGTCCTTCATCCATACACCAATCTCATCATAAAGATACTTCGCTTCATCAATTGAGAAATGACCAAGCGTAGGGATCTTCTCTGCTTCAATGACCACGACCTCCCCATCTTCATTCACGGTCAAATCCACAGAATGAAATGGACTGCTAAATATTTTTGCTACTTTTACCGCAGTAGCTTCTATGTCCTTCCAGAATGGTATCTTTGTTCCTGTCCTGTCTATTTTGATATCTGGATGGACAACTGTGCAATTTTTGAACTTATCTGTTGATGTTATCACGCCATTCTTAACGAACATAGCTATGCCATGCTTTGATGTGTTAGCCAAACCACCAGATTGTTTTGATGGACACCGCATCTTGGCGTATAAGACATTATCATCCAACATATAGATACGGAAATCGACTATACCCTTCCCATACTTGTACGTGTTGAACCAATCATTACAGAATATTCTCTCTTCTGCAAAGAAGCACCAAGTTTTTCTATGATTGACTATGCCCAACGCCTCTGCCCTGATAAAATCTCTCGCTACCTTCGACCCATCTGCTTGAACCCAGATATTCGGATTGTCGGTCTTCTCGATGATGTGGACACTTCTGCCTCTGGACAATCTATTCGGCTTCACTACGAGAGTGTCGTACTTACTCGCCGCTTCCCAAAACGCATCCCATTGTCCTTCGTGGTTCATAACGGCATATACCTCTGGAACACGAATACCATGGGACTTTAGTTCCTTACTAAACTTGATCTTGTCATAGAAGATGTCGGATTGTTTGCTGAAGTGTTGGTCAACCTTCTGAATACGCTTCATCAACTTCCAGACATATGTCTTTTCGCTACTCTTTCGCTTCGGTTTCTTCTTGTCCTGTTGTTCACGCCATCTGTTTGTTTTACCGAACCTATCTGACTTACGAACACCACGGCTGTTCCTTCTCAAAGCCTGTCACCCCACGACGATCCTTCAATAACTCCCCACAACCAATCGACACCTTCTCTTGTAAGATATAATTCAAATTGTGGTGTCCTCTCCGATTCTATGACATAAACCTTTCCGGTATTGTCAACGGTCATATCAACAGCCTGAACAACATACCCATAACTGTCTATGACCTTCTGAGCTGTCTCTTTCATCTCTGCAAAGAAAGGAAGTTTCTTCCCATCGGGTATCTCTTTGGAATTGAATCTTTCGTCGTGCCTGAACCTACCAAGAGAATCAAATATACCCCATTTGGCTCCCCTGGCCATGTTACCATACTCACCAGATGCGAGAGTGGGAAATCTTCCGAGTCCCATTGTAAATTGGTCATTTATAAATATCATGCGAATGTCCGCAATACCAGAACAAGAATACCATTGTAGATCATCGTGAGATATCAATCTCTGTTCGGCCATTATCCCTTTAATACAATTGATACTCAACCGCTGTTGTTTATACGATGCCTGTGCCTCTGCAAGAAGGTCTTCCTTTGTCAAGACATCTCCACAAATATCTCTATATTTGTTTCCATCCTTGATTAACGTCCTAATCCCAATGCCTCTGGACAGATGGTTCGGCTTCAGAACGAACGTTGTTTCCTTGAGTCCATCGAGATGATTTGATATATTCGGACTGTAAGATATGAAAAGCGTGTCTGGAACCGCCGCGACCTTCGATATCTTGAGCTTTGCCTTGTATTTATCTTGGATCACATCGTCTTGTTTTCTGGCCCTCTTATTGGTCCTCAATATCCATTGTCTTAACTTTTGCATGTTCCTCGGCATACCCTTTGGTTTCTTATATGCTCGAAGAATGTTATTGATTGCAATCTGCCTATTATAAACCATCGGTACATAAATCAATTAATATGATATATAAACTTTTTGTTCACAAAAAAGTGAATTTTCACCAAACGGTGAAAGAGAGAACGCCGGAAGGGGGAGGTATCCGGCGTTCGTGGTTATGTCATACTTCACATGTGGGTTCTGGTTTCCCAAAACGTGCGGGGCCAGAACCCGGATCTATACGATTTGCGCTTACACACAAACCTTCCAACCATACATACACTTATGAATATATAAGCATTGCATAAACTATAAATAACAAAGTTTGTATTTTCACATCATGATCCGCCAATTGTACTCTTCAGATGTCCTTCACGGAAATTCTTATCGCCCCGACCACCACGGAAATTTCAAACAAGGATACGATCTTGTGGATTACTACGATATCGACCAACCAGCGATATTCTATGGATGCTACAACGACAAAGATTACAAGACAATAAATAGACATCGGGCCGGAGGAATTGTCATATGGGGAGGGACCGATGTCACATACATGAAGAAACATAAATATAGATTCGGTAGGAACATAAGACATATAGCATTGAGCCGTGGAAACCTTATGGAACTAAAGAAACACGGTATCAAAGCGGAATATCGTGTTCTTCTGAAAGCCGATCCAGAAGTGTACAAACTCAAGCCCCTCGGAAGAAAAGTCTATGTATATATGCCATTCAAACGCAGAAGGTTCTACGGTTTCGATACAGTAGAGAAATTATCAAACCGCATGGATGTAGAGTTCATCATAGCACGTTATGGACGGAACAGAGACACAAAAATACGGAATGCAAAGACATACCCATTGTTGACACAGAGACAATTAAGAACGGTCTATGAGGACGTTCTGTGTTGCATTAGACCGACACAACACGATGGATTCCCGCAATCCTTTCTGGAACTCGGGTTGATGGGTAGAAGATGCGCTTGGCCACACGAACCTGGTGTAGCTGTGCAATGTAAGAATTTAAATGGATTTATAAATTTTATAAAAAATGAACAAAACCGGACCAGGCCGCATTCGGACATCCGAGAAATGGTGATCCGGTTAGGTAGCAGAGACTTTCTGAAATGGTTCTAAAAGAAATCTTCTGTTCTGTATTCTGTGTCTTGCCGTCAGACAATCTCAATGATTGCATATTCTTAATCAGTGTTTCAACAGTAGTATCCAACGGCGCACTGTATATCATATCGAGTAACTGTCCCTTTGTGATATCGTTCGGTTTGATGCCATATAATTGTGGACACCATTGTTTGAAATCAAATTTGTAGTATTTATCATATTCGTCTCCACTGTTGATCTGCGGAGCTAGTAAATACTTCGTCTTACCAAAGTACATTATCAACGGATAGTCCTCGCCACACAACACCCTATCGGGAATCCCGAACACTCTAATAGCTTCTGATATATATGCCAAAGAGACTTGAGACGTTCCTTTACTACTACCGAACATTAAATTTCCGGTTTTGGATACACCTATCAATTCTGCCGTTGCCATCGTCTCGTCACAATTCAACGGTGGTTCTTTAACTCCTCCCTCTTCTATATCGAATAAAGATATATCTATATCCAAATTCATCGTCATACAAACATGAGATGGGTCAACAAAATTATATGTGTTATCCTCGTTTTTCGAATATTGAAGTTGTCCATTTACATAATTTTTCAATGATTTAACACCACGAAATGCGTTAATAAAACTCTTTTCTTTGAATTCCTTTATCTCGCCCCGTTCAATGTCCATCCAATCTATTTCTTCGAAATCTAAATCCTTCATTTCCTCACACTCCAAACCTTAAATCCTACAACAATACACCAATATCCGAATGTTACCAGTCCGAACGCGAACGCGAACCAGTTCTCCATCATTAAATAACAGACCAAGAATATGCCTATTGGAATGACCGTCAAGATCGCTCCCAACATGGAATATCCCTCCAAAACATCTCTGTTCTTGATAACTACTCTAATGAGCAAGAGTGTTCCGAGCAACAGAATGAAATTCGCCACTATGAATAATGCATCAATCATTCTCTTCCCTCCCGATACTCCACTAACTTATCAAGATACCATCTGGCCTTCTTCAAGTCCTCTGTCCCGTTCTTGAACGGGAACCTGAACAGATACTTCAAGATGTTGCCGATCATGTATCCTTCAAACCCGTCCTTACATTGTGAAGCAACCCACTGGATTATTTCGATAACCTCTGTGGGATATTGCGTATAGTGTGTTGGGTGATTGACAACATCTTCTGTCATGCGATTCCCTCAAGATTCGTTATCAATTTATTGTATTCTGTTTTAGCCAAATCGCCTGCACAATCCGACATCAGTTTTGGCGATGGTATATAACTCATGGTCCTCTCCTGGCCGTTTTTGAATAAAACACGAATATAATAATAAAATCCACCGAGCCTCAACGTGGTGTACCATCTATCCAAAGAAACGTAAGAAACATCATCCAAATTGACATATACACTTACTATTTCTGGCCCATCTACACACTTTATAATCAATCAAAAACACCTCATGATGTCATCCAACAATTTCTGTCTTTTAAGATATTCTTCCTTATCACGGAAAATTCCGTGGTCGTCCAGAACATCCTCCACCAAGTCTCTCTTTCTCGCACTCCATTCAGCATATGCTACTGTGTCATCGCTCATAGACTCACCAATATGTTATATATATCTGCTCCGGCCTTGCCACCATACTTCTGCCCGAACCACCTCATGCAAGTCCGTTTATCTTTATAAATATCAAACCCATGCTCTCGATATTCTTCTATTATCTGCTTCTTGAATTTCCGCTTGACCAGAATCCCTGCCAGAACCTTCTCAATCCTGTGTCTACTCTTCTCTATCATCCATTCCTCGAACTCTTCCGCAAGCAATTCACATATCAGATCGGCATCAGGAACGTCCGTCTCTTCGAACGAATTAATAACAGTAGATGCTATACAATGGTTTGGTATTCCAGAATTCCTTAACGGATTCCAATGGACATCTCTGACAGACTTCGGCTTTACCTTCATCATAACTGCGTGTCCATCATCGTCCAGAAGATACCATACGTGCCCCTCATCTCCTATTATGTATTCATCCGTTACCTCCAAGTCCTCCTCCATTTCCTCTTCATCAGACTCATACAATTCATTCAGATCGTCTCCCTCTGTCAACTCCCCGCCCACTTTCGGGCAATCCACATCTATCATATCAGCCGGAACTATCAACCCCATGGGTTTTATTCCGAACAGCAACGTAGCTTCGAGTGGTGTATCATACTTTATCAAATGTGGGTTCTTGTATCCCCACATCTCGAATGACAGGTTCATGCCATCGGGAACGACTATGTTCCACATACCAAGACACTCGTTCCATAGATCAATGAAATCATCGCCCATGAACGGAGTTCGCCTTGTCTTGTAAGATACATATTTCTTTCCCTTCGCATCAGAATACTTGAACGCACAAACGTTCGTCCCATCAAGCTTGGTAGTAGAAAGTATCTTCGTGAAGTCCGGCCATTTATATTCTCTCTCTCCATCTTCGGAATAACCAAATGGATAAGATAATTTTGGAGTAGCCCATATCTTCTGTTCACACTCTTCACCATTGACATGAGTGATATACAACATACCATAGCTCAAATGACCTGTCATATGAATATAACCCGTGACAATATTTCCTGGGTTGAACGGGTCTTGTGCCTCGAACGCCCTCCATTTCTTATTATTGATTATTTCTTCATCCATTCTCTATCAACTCCATCACATGTAATAGATCATGCGCCCCCCATATCCTACAAACGTTCGGATGCAATTTTGTACACTGATTCCAAGGCATAGATACCAATAATGACAACCCACCTCGCACTGCGAAGCGAACACACGATTCTAATCTATCGTCTATCAGGACATCTGCATCCATCTGAACACGTTCGATACCAACGAACGTTATCTGGTGCTCGTAGATGCCAAACAATCTCATCATCCGTTCCTTACGGACCTTGCGGCATCTCTCATTTGAAACATCAGTAACAAACTGAACATCGTGCTTGTCCATCAATCTCTCGATAGCAACACACATATCCGAATTGATAGGAGCATCCCGCGCGATCTCTGGAGTGAAATAATCATCCAGAAAATCATCCCCGAGTAACTCTATCAAGAATTTCCAATCCTTAATATCGTTTAAACAACTAAATTCGCTCTCACCCCCATCTGCCAGATATTTCTTCACCCACAAAATGTGTGGATCGAATATCACTCCGTCACAATCGCACAGGATTTTCATGTTACCTATTCCTTATTTGTTCCAGAACATCGTCATAGTTCTCATCAAAGAG